TTCGTCTCTCTGGATATCCCGAGTGATTAACTCGTTAAAACCAGTTCATTGGATCGTCTTACCGTAGTAAGAGATACTAGACATCTTTAAAACTTTCCGAGTTTTAAAGACCACATTTAGTTCTCTAAATAAGAAATATCAGACTGAGACGATATTTCCATGTTAGAGATCTAATGGATTTGTTTTAAACTATAAAGTTTACTTGCTTTAGACTCCGTCTATTGGTAAACGGGTGGTACCCTATGGTCTGCCGTCCCTCTCACGAGGAACAGCGGAGTAGGGCCAGACTTGGTTCACTTTGGACGATCATGGTTGATGTTACCCCTCTAATGGGGCTAAAACGAAAAACCGAAAGTCTTCAAAGCTGATTTGAAGGTATCAATACTATAAATTAAAATGAAAAAAGAAAACTTCTTCTCTAATCTTAAATTATATTCTGATATCTACAAGGCTGGTTCTATGATCTCACTTTCAAATGCAAAACATTTGAAATTAGTGCTTAAAAATGTAGGATGACGAATAGTCACTTTATGTTTCTTAAGTACTAAGGAAATCAACCGGTTTCGTCTGTTACATAACTTCGGTGTTTTTATCATAAAAATGAATAAAAACCACGGAGAGGTGTATACAGTGAAATACCTAAAAGCTTGTCAACTTTGCATTCAAAAGAAATTAGCGGGACAACCGCTCTCATCTCTGAGAGAAGTTGAGCCTGACTATAACTTCCCAAGACTATCCAAATCTGGCTTACCTTCAATTATAAAATTGACAGATAGATCCAGTATTTGTAATAATAGTTTTAATGTTATAAGATTATATCTCTCTTTATTTTCTCTGTATAGAGTTATAAAAATTGATTTTAATCCTAAACTTAATACTATTACTGATAGTTTTTCGGGTTCTAAGTTTCATTTAGATGATTTTAATAGGTGATTGAATAGTAATTCTAACCACATATTAACAAAATTTTCTGAATTGAAATTAAGAAATCTTACTCCAAGTAGGCTTCAGCCTATCTTGAAGGGATCTCCCTTAGGACCTAAAAGTTACAGTCATATCATATCTGCTTTCTATTCTATTAAAAATGATGAATTTTTAATGGAAAATATAAAAGCTTATATTGATACGGTAAAATCTACAAATCTCTGAACGATTTTTTCAAATATTCAGTATATTACTAATAAGTATAAACTGAATTATGAGATAAAACCGCTTGGGAAGCTATCTTTTAAAGAAGAAGCAGCAGGAAAATTAAGAGTTTTTGCAATGGTTGATATAATAACTCAATCACTACTTAAACCTCTTCATGATACTCTGTTTGATCTTTTTAGACATATTCCCAATGATTGCACTCATGATCAAAATCGTGGTGTCCAATTAGCTCAAAAGTTATCTCTTAAGTATAATTGTTCCTACGGTTTTGACTTGTCTGCAGCCACTGACAGATTACCAATATCTTCTCAAATCTCTGTTTTAAATTCCATATTTGGGAATAAAATAGGAGATATTTGGGGAAATATATTGGTTGGTAGAGATTATATTATACCTGAAAATTCGTATAATATTCCTCCACAATCTATTAGATATGCTGTAGGTCAACCGATGGGAGCTTTATCTTCATGGGCTATGCTTAATTTGGTCCATCATATGATGGTTCAATTTATAGCTACCTATTTAAATAAAATTCCTAAAGGATCATCATGATATGCAGATTACGTAATACTAGGAGATGATCTTGTATTATTTGATAAGGAAGTAGCTGACAGGTATCTTCTATTGTGTAAACAAATAGGAGTATCTATTAACCTTTCAAAATCAATAATTTCAGAAAATCTTCCAGTACTAGAATTCGCAAAACGAACTTCTATTAAGGGAATAGATGTTTCAGCTCTTTCTTTCAAAGAAATGTTATCTTCAAACAATTTCTTCGGTAGATTAGCCATAACAACTAGACTTTTACGTAATGGTTGAGGTAAAGATAAGTTCAAATTACTTATTATTGGTAATAAAGTTTCAGTCTCGAAAAAGATTGATAACCTTATTTATCCTCTAGTAGGTTTTGTAACTCAACTTTACCAAAATCGGATAATCCCTCTTTCTTCTGTACTTTCTTTAGTAACAAATAGAGATAAACCCTTATCGTTCTTCGGTCGAAATATCAACTGAATGACACCTAAGGTTATAACTAATGTTGTTAAAGATTACTTGATAACAGGAACATTTAAAACTTCAATGTTACCTGTTAGAGAAAGGTTCTTTTCGGAATTTAACTCTATAACTTTTAAAGTCGTTTTACTCAATAAAATTGAAAAATTAATTGATAAAATCGAAAGTAAAACTTTAGAGGAATACTGAATTGATAATCTAGATAGAGGAATCATTATGAATGATGATCTTAAAAATTGATATAAGAGTAGGTCTGGTTCTTTGGAACTGGATATACCCTTAACGGATAGGTCATATTGAAATGACCCATCTTTTTCAAAATTCAAGAAAATGTTCTATGAATGTTCACCCTTAGCTGCTGCTTATTGTATACCTATTAAAGGATCTTTGGTAGATATACGATTACTTCGGCTAGGTATGGACATAGACCTTCAATCTGGAAAGGGATCATCTTCTCTGATAGACTGATATCTTAGACAAAGGATCTTAGAATTTCAAAATGTACCGAATTATTTTAATTCATTACAATTTGTTGATTTAAGTCTTGAGTATTTGATAAAATCTCATGAGAATTTAGTAAATAAGCTTAAACTTTTAACTTTTGCACAGCCTGATCCGAACTTACAAAAAGAGATTATTAACAATCCTTTGAAAATATTAGATTTTCTAAAAGATATGAATAATCCTCGTTTTAAAGTTCAATCAGACTTTCTTAAGTTCGAAGGTAAGATTATGGATAGCTCTGCATACGTTGATAAACCTAGGGGTTTCAAACCTTTTTTTGATTTTTCAAAAGAAAGTTTCAAGCCTAAGATTACTGTTCTAGTTCATAAAAAGAATGAAAAGAAGTAGTATGCGCTAACAAATGTGTTAGAGTTGTGAGCTATGTTGTAATGACATAGTTTGAGACAAAAAACGCATTGTCTAACAATTTGTTAGAATCAACTCGATTTTTATTTAACTAG